GGGGGGTCCCGGACAATGCCAACCGCCATTGAGCAGGCAGCCGCGCTTGAGGCGTACCAGTCCGCACAGGGCCGGGTGACGCCGCGGGATATGGAGATGTTGAGGGATTATTACGCGTCAGGACTGACGGAGGACTGCAAGAAGAAAGCTTTTTGGAGGCCGGACAGCCGCAAGAAGTTTTGGGAGTGCTTCGGGGATGTGCTCACCCACGCGGACCGCTGGGCCAAAGAGACGCGATGGAAGCCGGCATCCGCTCGGAAGAAGCTGAAAACAGAACAAGCCCCGCAGCAGCCGGAAGGGCCTGTTGTGGATGTCGTGGACGCCGCAGCAGAAATTGCATCTCTACGGGAGGAAATGGGAATAGGAGGTGACGAATGAATATCAAAGACAGGAAGATGTTGCACCTGATTGCGCTGGCGGGAGATTGCGCCGCTTGCGGGGTGACGCCTCCGCTCCAGCCTACCATGTGCGCCCTGAACCGTGTTGTCGATGGGCGGCTGGGGAAATGGACGATGCTCACATCCAATCTGTTGCCGGTGCATATCGGGGAACATTTGGATGCCCGTATTGCCTCACGCCTCTATCGCGGCAATAACGTGGTGTGCCGGGTCAAGGATGCGCCGGATTATTGTTTTGAACGGTATATGAGAAGGGAGGAAGGGAGATGAAGCAGTCAGAGTTAAAATTGATGTCTATCATGTCCGCAGCCTTTTCACGGCTGAAAATGTCTCCGGTTCAGATCGCTATTCTTTCCTGTATCGGTCTTAATCCCGGCATTCGGTTCGGAGAAATTGCCAACCGCGTTTCCGTATCTTCCAGCCGTTTGTGCTTTCATCTGAATACCCTTTGCGGTGCAGGAGACGTTTCTACCTCCCAATATGGAGGCAGATTCAAAAAAGGTTATTTCCTCACGGCACAAGGGCGTAAACGCTTGGAAGACGCTATCACACGAACGATGAAAGATCATGTCTAAGAGAGATAAAACATCTATTACCACAGAGAAGAAGAAGGAGTTTGCGAGGCTCTTGGTTGAGTCAAAATTGTCCAAGGCGGACGCTTATCGTAAGGCCTACAATCGCAAGGATATGAGTAATGACGCAGCCAGCAAGGCGGCATCCCGTTTGTCCAAGGATGGCGAAGTTTTGCGAATGATTAACGAGTTGAACGCCCAGTTGGACAGATCAGCGGTTGCCACCAAGCAGGAATGCCTTGAGTTTCTTACTGCTGTGTTGCGTACACCTATTGGGAAAGTCGGAGAGGATTCCCCTTTGTGCCAGGAGGTTACCTACACGGATTCAGGGATGCGCAAGAAGATGCCCGGCAAGATTGAGGCGGTGAGGGAACTTTCCAAGCTGGCCGGTTACAATGAACCGGAACCGGTGGATGTACCAGGGCTTTCAAAGATTGCCGCAGTACTTGCCGGAACGAAACAGGAGCATCTTGTACATCCTGATAATGGTAAAGCCGCTCCGATTGAGTTTGACGACGAGCAGGAAGCGCCGGAAGACAAGAAACGCCGCCCAGGATTACTAGACGGCGTGGGGAATGAACCGTTGGTTTAAAGTTCTATTTCACAAGATTCCAAACTTAGATTGCTTTTTAACTTCATTTCGTTTTGGAGGAATTGTATATTATCTTCTG